CACCTGATCCAGGGCACTGTTCACCACTCACAGCTAACCCATGGCATTCGTTCTCAAGCAGTCGGCCAGCTACACCTGGCCGGTGCCCCTGCTCATCCCGGTCGATGGCGGCCGGCGGGAGAAACATTCCTTCGATGCTGAGTTCAAGCGGCTGCCGCAGAGCCGGATCAACGAGATCATCAAGCTGGCTCGGGCCCTTGAGCTCGGCCGCGCCGATGAGGAATCACTGGACGACAAGACCGCCGCGAAGGAGATCCTGATCGGCTGGGCCGGCATCACCGACGACAGCGGCAAGGATGTGCCATTCAGTGAGGCTGCACTGGATCAGCTGCTGGAGATCCCCACCATCGCAGGCCAGATCATCCGCGCCTGGTTCAACTCCATGGAGGTGGCCAAGAAGGGAAACTGACGGGCGCTGTCGATCACTGGTGGCACGGTGATGGCGGCGCCAATGATGACCTGCTGGCAGACCTGAAGGCCTACGGAGCTGATGCCAGTTGCCTGCCGGAGAGTGTCCTACAGCCCAAGACATTTGAGGTGTGGCCTGAGCATGAAGACGCTGTGATGCTGTTCCTGCAGTGCCAGACCCAGTGGCGTGTTGGCGGCTCCGGCGTGGTGGGCCTCGACTATGGCGTGGTGTTGCAAATGATGGATCTTTACGCTGTGGGTAACCGGCGCCAGGCTCTGGAGGATCTGCAGATCATGGAGAGCCGCGCCAAGGAACTGATCAACAAGGCGGCTGAGCCGAAGCAGCCGAAGAAGGGAGGGAAGCGGTAATGGCGATGAACATGGAAGCGGTCCTGAGGATCGCGGCGAAGACGGTAGGACTGGAAGAGATCACCAAGCTGGAGAAGGCGATCGGTGGGGCGGAGAAGGCGGCCAGCAGCGCCAAAACATCCTTCGCCGCAGTTGTGAACTCAGCCACCTGGCAGGCCGCCGCAGCTGGCGCCGCAGGCATCGGCGTTGCGCTGGGCACCAGCGTTCGGGCTGCGATTGATTTTGAGAGCGCCATGGCCGACGTGCGCAAGGTGGTGCCCGGCCTGGAGTCAGCCGAGGGCCTGAAGGAAATGAAGCAGGAGATCATCGGCCTGAGCAAAGAGCTGCCGGTGAGCGCCGAGGGGTTGGCCGCGATCATGGCCGCAGCCGGTCAGTCAGGCATCCCCCGTGAGGAGCTGGCGGAGTTCACCAGGCAGGCGGCACAGATGGGAGTGGCCTTTGACATCACGGCAGATGAGGCCGGCACGGCAATGGCCAAACTGCGCACCAGCCTGGGGCTGAGCCAGCCGGAGGTGGTGGACCTGGCCGACGCCATGAACTTCCTCAGCAACAACATGGCCAGCTCGGCCGCTGAGGTGAGCAACTTCATGCTGCGGGCTGGCGCGGTGGGCAAGCAAGTGGCGATGACCACCGAGCAGACCGCCGCACTGGGCTCCGCAATGATCGCGGCCGGTGCTGAACCTGAAGTGGCAGCCACCAGCTTCCGCAACCTAATCAAGGCGCTCACCAAGGGCGAATCCGCCACGGCGAAACAGGCGGCAGCGTTCAAGACGCTGGGCCTGGATGTGAACCAAGTGGCCAAAGACATGCAGACCGATGCAGTCGGAACGATCCGCGATGTGTTCCAGCGCATTTCGCAGATGCCCGCTGAAATGCGGGTGTCCACAATCAGCGAGGTGTTCGGTGATGAGGCGCGAGCGATAACACCCCTGATCACCAACATGCAGCTGTTTGATCAGGCAATCGGACTGGTTGGCGACAAGAGCCAATACGCCGGATCGATGCTGGCCGAGTTTGAGGCAAGGGCTGGCACATCGGCCAACAATTTCCAGCTGCTGCAGAACAACATCAAGGCGCTCCAGATCGCCATTGGCGAGGGCCTTCTGCCTGCTCTGAATCTGATGCTCGGCACCTTGGCGCCAGTGCTGTCCGTCGTGGCGGATCTCGCCGGGCGGTTCCCGCTGCTGACTGCCGTAGTGGTGAGCCTCACCGCTGCGCTGGCTGGACTGGTGATCCTGGCGCCAGCAATCGTGTCCTTTATCAGCCTGCTCAGCGGCCTAGCTGCAGCGCTTGGCGTCTCATCTCTGGCCGTGGGCTGGGCGGGACTGCAGACCGTGGTGATCGTGGCAGTGGGCGCCATGAAGGGCGCCCTGATGGGATTCCTAGGATGGGTCGCGAGCACCCTGCTGCCCGGCCTACTGGCATTCTTCACCGGCCCCGTTGGCTGGACCGTGCTGGCCATCGCCGCCGTGGTGGCCATGGCAATCGCGTTCCGCAAACCGATCATGGAGTTCCTCGGCTGGCTCGCCGGCAAGCTGGCGGAGGGCGCCAAGATCATCGGCGCATGGGCACTGCAGATCCCACAGTTCATGGTCAGCGCTTGGACCGCAGCGCGGGACGCCATCCGTTCGTTCTTCGCATGGTTCGCAGGTGCCTTGGTTGACGGCATCAAGGTGCTCTGGGATCTGGGCGAGCCGATCCGTGAGTTCTGGGTCGGCGCATGGGATGCAGTGAAAGAGGTGGTAACCGGATTCTTCGCCTGGCTGGGGCCCGCCATTGGCCAGGGTCTACAGGCGCTGTGGCAGTGGGGTGAGCCCATCCGTGAATTCTGGGCTGGCGTCTGGGATGGATTGAGGGGTGCGGTGACTGCCTACTTCGGCTTCGTGCGCACCGCCTTTGATGTAGGCCTCAAGGTCGCCTGGGCTGTGGTTGACACCTTGCTGATCCGGCCATGGATGGCGCTGTGGGAAATCCTAATTCGGCGGCCGGCGTCGGCAGCGGTTGACTGGCTGCGCTCCAACGTGTTCCAGCCGCTGACCCAGTCGTTCGGCGAGCTGGTGGTGAAACCGATTCAAGCCGGTTGGGCCGCCTTGGTGCAGGCGCTGCCCCGTCTGCTCAGCGCTGCTGCGGGCCTGCTGCGCACCAGCTGGGACGCGATCACGGACAGTTTCAGTACCTACGTCGTGGCACCGATTCAGCGGGCGTGGACCGCCCTGGCCCAGGGGTTGGATGCGGCCATCCGGTCGGTGGTGCAGCTGATCAACTCGGCGTGGAACTCGCTGGCCCAGGCGTTCAATACCTACCTGGTTGGGCCCGTGAGCAACGCATGGGTGGCGCTGATGAACTCGATCGGCGATCTGATGGTTGGCGCAAGCAACGCGATCGTTGGCGCATGGAACAGCCTGGGGCAGGGGTTCAGGCAGTACGTCGCTGAACCGATCGCCAGCGCATGGCAAACCGTGATCGAGTTCATGCCCCGCGCCATGCGCAGCGTGGCCGATTTCGTGCAGGGGATCTGGACTGGAATGATCGAGAGCATCCAGAGCGCGGTGCGCGGGATGCTGCAGTACGTCGCCAGCCGGATCAACACCGTGGCGGGGCTGATCAACCGGTTAATCAAGGCGTTCAATGCACTGCCCGGCTCTGACATTCCGCTGATCCCCACCATCACTGTTCCCGCCTTCGCCGAAGGCGGCATCGTCAGCCGCCCCACACTGGCCATGGTGGGCGAGGGCGGGGAGCGCGAGTACATCATTCCCGAATCCAAGATGCAGGCCGCCAGCTCCCGGTTCCTGGCGGGGCAGCGCGGCGCGGACGTGATCCCCTCCACCGCCGCCAGCGACGCGGGCTCCACCACAACCCGGCGAGCTCAGATCAACATCACCACCGGCCCGGTGCTGCAGCAGGCGGACGGCTCCCGCTGGGTCTCGGTGGATGACTTTGAACGCGGCCTGCAGCGGGTGGCTGAGCGGGTGTTTGACGACCTGCGCAGACCTGAGGCCAGGCTGGCGCTGGGGGGACTATGAGGGCACAGGCGCAGCTGCTGCGGTTCTCTGATCTGGGGAACGTCGTCCGTGCGCGGTGGCAGATGTACTGGTCTGGGACGGTTTCGTTTGAGACCTTCCAATGGGATCACGTCCAGTTCGATGTACCGGGAATCAGCGACGGCGACCCGGGCGCTGAGCGCAACATCGCGATCGTCATGCCGGCCACGTCCACCGTCTCCGATGCCGTGGACCAGGCCCTCGCCGCCGGCTGGCTGGCCCAGCTGCGGATGTACGAGTTTGACTCGGTGGCCGGGGCAAGCGGCCCACCTGTGGGAATGACGCTGATCGCTCAGTTCGATGGCCAAGCGGTCAGCGCACGGTCTACGGGCACCTCGATCACGCTGAGCCTGGGGACTGCCCTGGCGCCGGTTGGCGCAACCGTACCGCCCCGGATACTGACAACGAGACTGATGGGAGTGGGGGCCAGGTTATGAGCGGGGGTGTGTTCTTCGATGATGCCGTATGGGAAGTCAACCGGCGCACCCAGGCCAGGCTGGCCGCCCGCCGGAAATACAGCGCTGGGGCCGACAGCAGCAGCCCGCTGAATGTTCCCCAGCAGGCGCACGCCATCGGCGATCCGGTGCCCATCGTGTTCGCCCGCAGGCGATCGGGCGCAGGTGGAATCCTGATCAGCCCACGGGCCACTGAATGCCGGTTTGAGAACGACGTCAACAACGCGGTAACGGCGTATTACCACCTGGTTCTGAGTGAAGGGCGGATCGGCGACATCCAGGTGCGGGATGTATTCCAACGCCAGTGCCGGGTTGGCAGCTTCCAGCAGACCTACGATCGCCGCGCCGGCAGCTGGATTCCCGAAAACGCGATCGTTCCTCAAACGGGATTCAACAAACCCGAGGCGTCCAACTTCTGCGGGTCAGTCGGCACCTATGACGGCATGACCACGATGTCGTTTGAGGTGACGATTCCCAATGGGTTTGACGTTTGGAATCGCCAGGTTCACGCCTTCATTCGTGATGGCATCGAGGTGTACAGATGGGCCGACGCGCAGTCGAATGTGTCGAGCGACAGCTTCGCTGACCTGGCTTACTGGATGATGGTCAACAGCGCCAGGATTCCGGCGGCACTGATTGACACTGCCTCGATTCAGACGGCAAGTCGATTTCTCAACGCCAACAACATCACTACCAATTGCTGGATTACCAAGCCCGTCAATTATGACGAGCTGGTAACAGCATGGGGACGGTATCACCTGCTAAGGCCCGTTACCAGCAAAGGCAAGGTAGGGCTTAAGCCACTGCTGCCGATTAACGAGGACTACACAATCAAGACAACAGCGCTGGCGATTGATTACGTCTTCGACTACGACACGATCATTCCCGGCTCTGTAGATATTCAGTACGTGGACTGGACAAGTCGCCAGCCCTTTGTATGCCAGGTGATCTGGCGGCAGCAGAACGAGTCCGACATTGGGGTGGTGCGAACCTCTGAGGTTCGCTACGACGGCACGGCGGCGAATGGCCCCTACGAGTCGCACGACCTTTCCGAGTTCTGCACCAGGGAAGAGCACGCCGTCAGGATCGGCGCCTACATCCTGGCCCAGCGGGTCAGGAGCAGCCATTCGATCCGGTTCAGGGCGCGGCCTGGCCTGCACACCTCAACGCTGGAGCAGGGCAGCATCATCCGGGTTCGGCTGCTGCACGCCACGGAAGACGGCGGCAGCACGCTGCACGACCGGATCTATGAAGTCGAGCGGATACAGCGGACGCTGGCTGGGGAGGTGGTGTATGAGGCCAACCATCTGCCGATGGACAACCAGCTGCGCAGCCTGATCGCGCTGGACGTGATGAGCGCCACGGTGTCCGGCGTGCTGTTCCCCTCAGGCCTGACAGGTGAAGGCTGCGACCTGAACTCCGCCAGCGACACCACCGTTCCCGAGGATGGCGAGGATGACACGATCACCCCCGGCCCCGAGGATCCGGCGATCGAGGGCGGCGGTGATGTTGAGATCGACCAGGAGGATTATCCGATTGATGAGCCAGCAGACGACAACCTGATTGACGATGCGGAGCTGGATGAGTTCATTGATGATCTCACCGATGACGAGCTTATTGAGATCATCGACGACCTAGAGGATGACGTAGCAGATGAACTTAGGGAGCTCACCGATGAAGAATTAGCTGATCTCGTTCGCGAGCTGGACGATGAGGATCTGGCCGACCTGATCCGAGACCTGACCGATGAGGAGCTGGAGGAGCTGTTTGAGGAGCTGACCCCTGAGGAAGTCCGAGATCTCACCGATGAAGAGCTGGCGGATGAGGCCCGAGATCTCACCGATGAAGAGCTGGCGGATATTGTCCGTGACCTAGAGGATGAGGAGCTGATCAAGTTGCTTGATGACCCGGTGAAGGAGGTGATCAAGGAAGACCTGGACCTGGACTTCGATCCGGAGCTGGTGGAGGAGCTGATCATCAAGGTGAAGGAAGCGAAGGAAGAACAGGAGGCCGATGACCAGGTGGACCCGCTGGCTGAGTACGAGGCCGGGATTTACTTCCACAGCGCGACGTGGGATGAGACCACGCTCACGGTTGCGATGCGCCTGGCGCCGACCGGGCGGGCGCCACGGGAAGACCTGGGCCCGCTAGATGTGACCATCGCCAGCACGTCCGTGGTGGCCCTGCTGCCCGGCGGCCAGCTGGCAAACCCGCAGCCTGAAAGCCTGCCGACCGTTTCATTTACTGGCGAGATCGCTGAGCCATGGGACGCGGAGGCCGAGGGTGTGCCCGTGCCGCCGGGCAACCGGATCTTTGAGGGGCAATTCGTGATCTCGTTTGGCGAAGGCGACTTCCCGCCAGCGGCTGAGGATCCGGCTGAGCAGCTCACCTACCGGGCGACGGTGGAGTTCACAGACTGGGAAGGTGGGTTCACGGATGTTTCGTTCTTGAATACGTTGACGGTTGATTTTGTGCCGTCGACACCGCCAGAAGAGCTGGTGATCTGGTATCCCGATGAGCCGCCGCCGGAGGTAACGATTGAAGGCGTTACGGTTTCTGAGTTGGCCGATCCTTACGAAACTGTAGTTTTCCAAGGAGTCAATGCGCTGCAGGCACCGTATGCAGAATTGCTAGAAGGGCCAAGCTGGAGATTTGACAACATCAATAGCGCTTTTGATGTGGCCTCGGGGCCGTTTACGCTTGAGTTCTGGTGGAGGGCTGGAACATCCTTGGCGACGGGTGGAGATAATTTCACTACTTTTGTTCAAGTTGATTTTAGAAACGATCCTGAGGGCTTTGCCCCCCTTGATGGCTTTTTTGTGCAACTGTCAAGCAAATACGTCATAGAAAATGTTGAGTTTGAAGATGGCACTCCAAAGATCAATTTGCAGCTTGCCAGCGAAGATGAAAGCATTTTCGAGACCCATGAAGAAAT